TAAAATCGTGGACCTGGTCAGGCACTGTGACACCCGGCTTCGGGGGAAAGAAGGCTTCGTCGTTACCGGTTAATCCGTATAACGAACGTATCCGACTTTTCTATGAGAACACCAATGTGTATCACACGTTCGTACCATCGAACGGTGCGAATCACACTGAGGTTCTCCCGTGGACGAATGATCTTCCGGATCCCGGCATGCAATCGCATAATCCGGTTGCACGTAACAAAGCGATCAGAAAACTTATCGATAGTGCTGAGCTTGCAATAGATGCAAATCTAGCGCAAGACTTCGCACAGATAAGCCAGCTCACGAACCTCATAAGTGGAACTTGTGGGAGATTCGTTGGCTCAATTGGTGACCTCAGACGTGGAAACATTGCTGGGGCCATCAATCACCTGACCGCTGGACGGACCCGTCTAGCCATGCCCAAAGGTAAACCTAACCGGAAAAAAGACCTAGCTGAAAATTGGCTAGAGCTCCAGTACGGTTGGAAGCCTCTGCTCATGGATATAGAAGGGTTGTTAAAGAGCTTAAGCAATCTAACGATTGCTCAGCCCACCGTCCGTCGGGTTGTCGGGAAAGGGTCTCAAGAGCGTCAAGCGTTGTCCATTTTTGATACGTATTCCGCTACTACTATCGGTCCTAGAAAAGGTAAGTTTCTTTACCGATTCAAGACCGACTGTAAGATCGGAGTTACGTTCACGATGTACTCGCCTATGCTCTCGTTCCTTGCCCAAACCGGTTTCACAAACCCCATTAACCTCGTATGGGAGATACTCCCCTTCAGCTTCGTAGCTGACTGGTTCATCGGTATCGGTCCCTATCTTGAAGCCTTGTCGGCTTGGGATGGGTTGACCTTTATCGATGGTTACCAGACTCAGTTCTCGAAGATGTGGGTTTCTGGTTCCGTGGACTATGATGGTGTCAACGTGGGTAACCCTGCAGGGCAAGTGTTCCAGGACGCTCGGCTCAAGTTAGAAGAGGTGTTATTCGAAAGGATAAAGCTTACAGCTTTTCCCTCGATGACATTTCCTTCTTTCAAGAATCCGCTCGGTTCTGTCACGCATGCCATGAACGGTATTGCCCTTATTGTTGGCATCTTCCATGGTAAGTGAGGTCACGGGATCTTCTTTTAATAAGAGGTACTGACACATGTCCGCTATTGCGGCTGTGAAGCTGTCGAGCATCATTGACCATTCGCTTGCTCGTCTTACGACGAGCGCAACGGTCAGTGTTGATTCGACCCTGAACCCCGAAGGAATTAATTCCCAAGGGATCGCGGCATGGGTTGACCGTTCTGGCGGAATCGCCATCGGTTATCCCCGGTTAACGATGTCGGTACGCCCGCCTACTAAGGCGTCGCGTATCTACAAAGTGACCGCCAAGCTTGTCCTCCCGACGTTGGAGCAGACGAGCCCTTCGACGATGACCGGTATTCAGCCGGCTCCGACAAAGGCCTACGACTGCACCTGCGTCATGGAGTTCATGCTTCCAGAAAGATCGACTCTTGCTGAACGGCAAAAGCTGTTCAGTGAAGTTGCCTCTCTGTTCGCGCGCACGGTCAACGCCTCGGATGGTTCGCCCACTGATTCTACGGGTTCACCACTCGAGAACGCTGTCACGACGTTCGAAACCGTCTACTAGAGATAGTAGACGTTCTGAAGCGTAAACTCCAGGAGGTGCCATGTCTTCTAAGAAGTATGGCGGTAGATTCCACAAAGGAATCTCAAGCTACCGCGTTCCCGAGGAGTTATCTCCTCAGGTAATCGAGCAGTTCTTATCTGCCCTGGATTGCCCTCGTGCTCTGACAGTCGCTTTGCTCTTTAGAAATGGAGAGCATGAGCAACTGGCTCAGCTTGAGTTCAATCCTAAGGATTACAATGATCTTGTATCCTTGAGGGATTCCTATGCTGCCACGAAATTCTTGTCGAAGTATAAGGGTTTATCCCTAAGCTACGACTTGGACCAAGTGGCATTTGAGAAATTCGAGAAATTCGAATCTCTCTGCAAGGAAACGAATTCTCGCTTTCGGAACTTGCAGCACGATCGTAAATTTTCCGGTCGTGTCGTTTGGCTGCATAACGCAGTCATTCGTAAAGTTGCCAAGATCCTCGGCGATTATTCCGCAGATGAGCTCTTCTCGATGCCTAACTGGGGTCCTGGCGCTTCGACGCTGATAAAGCGTAGGGATGCCAGTCCAGCTAAGAAGTTCCGGTGTGAAACCGGGATTACGCGTGATCTGTACGACCTTATTCCTTGGGAGATTTTGGAGGATGCTTATCCTCTTTGGTCTTCCGTTCTTGTAGATTCGGGTTTTCCGAATTTCCAAGTCGGGAACAAGGTCATCACTGTACCTAAGGATGCTTCTACTAATCGAGTTATCGCCATTGAACCTGGAATCAATTTATGGTTCCAGAAGTCCGTTGGTGATATGATTGGTAATCGCCTCCGAAGGTATGGGGTCGACTTACGTTATCAGTCGAGAAACCAAGAGCTTGCTCGTCGCGGGTCTTACGACTCGTCACTTGCAACAATTGACCTCTCTTCTGCTAGCGATTCAATAGCAAGTTCTGTCGTCGAGGAATTGCTTCCTCGTCGCTGGTTTTTGCTATTAGATGCTTGTCGATCTCATTATGGCACTCTAAGCAACTCTACAAGGAAGTGGGAAAAGTTCTCCAGTATGGGGAACGGATTCACCTTCCAATTAGAGTCGTTGATATTCTACGCAGCAGCATCTTGCTGTGCAGAATATCTACACATCAGCTCTGCTGATGTGAGCGCGTACGGTGATGATGTTATCATCCCCGCGCCTTGCTTCGAGCTGTTTTCCGAGTTGATTGATTTCTACGGCTTTCGTATAAACCTGAAGAAAAGTCATCATGACTCTTTATTCAGGGAAAGCTGTGGAGCTCATTTCTTCTCGGGGAAAGATGTTAAACCAATCTATCTCAAAGATAGAGTAACATCCATTCCAGCGGTTTACCGCCTCGCAAATGCAGTCCGGCGCCTTGGCCATCGTCATAACTTGCGTTATGGCTGTGACCGTAGGTTCCGTTCTACATTTGAGCTCCTCGTCTCTCTAGTTCCTAAGCCTTTTCGGATTAGGATCCCAGAGGGTCTTGGAGATGGTGGCTTCATCAGCAACTTTGATGAGGCTACCCCGAGCCGCGCTAGTCACGGTATCGAAGGATACCGTGTACGTAACGTGGTGGAGGTAAGTAGAACTTACCAGGATGAGACAGTGGGCTATTTATTAGCTTCACTTTGGCAGCTGCGTGCTAACGTAGACCTTGATTTTGGTTTCCGCGAGCACTTAGCGACATCTCTCCTTCGGCTCTCCGAAAGGGGAGTTGAGAAACGCCATCTGGGGCTTAAAGCGATCACTGACTTTCTTGATATCTCCACTAGGTCGGAACGTAACTCCGTTCCCCTTAGTGGTCGTACCAAGTTCAAGTTAGTGAGTAGCCTCAGTCAGCAGTGGTACGATCTCGGGCCCTGGATTTAATTAGGGCCTTTCCCTTAATAGGGTGGAGGGGATCTTTGCCCCCATAAAGTGAAGATAAGCGC